AAAGTTAAAGTCCTTAAAAACATTCTTCAATTTTTCGAAGATCGCATTAACCTTATCAACTCCTTTAGCTATATCAGAATTATCAAAACCAAGCCCTGAAGTATCATGGCTGACGCTACCACCACCTCCAGGCTTACCAGAGCCTCCAGAACCGCCTGAATCCTGCTTGGATAGAACATTCATCTCATCAAATCCGGCAAGCTGTTTCTGAAGCTTCTTAGCGGCTTTAGTAGTATCTCCAATGTCTTTTGTAGATCCTTGTGCAGCCTTGCCTACATTAGCCATTGAGTTTGCCGCTTGGCCACCAGAAGAAGCTACGTTTTTAGCACCAATCGAACCCAAACCAAACAGCGCACGGACTGCATTGATCGCTGTTAAGACAAGCTTAATAAAAGCTGCAACATAATTAGCGGCAGTTAGAATCACATCTTTAATAACATTAAAGAATCCAGCGATATTGCTTTGGCCAATCGCATTCATACAGGCCGTGATGCCACGCACAATAGCATTCTGCATATTCATAAATGAAGTAGCAACACCACCAGTAGCACCTGCTGCTTGCTGTTCAAACGAACCTAATCCATTAATACCTTCTTTATTGAGTTTCACGGCAGCTCGCATAAAGTCATCCATTGAAGCTTTGCCGTCTTGCAGTGCATCGTAAAGCTGAGAAGAGTCCATATAACCCATAGCATTTGCGATCTGCTTGAGCTGTGCTGGCATAGTTTGCATAAGAGTCTTCCAGTCCTGCATTTCTGGTTTGCCCTTTGCATAGGCCTGTTGTAATTGCTCCATCGCAGAAGCTTGCTGTTGAGCGTCTGCACCGCCAGCTAAGATAGCGTTATTGAGTGCTAAATAGATAGCAGTGGAGGCTCTCAAGTTACCGTTTGTAGCTGTAAAGCGCTGAACGGCAGTAGTTGCAGCATCAAGAGTAGTTGGAAGCCCCTCAAGTTTACTGGAAAGATAATCAATGGAAGCTTGCGAATCTTGCGCAGAGATACCAAGATTTCCCATCACGCGTGGGAAGTTTTTGAGCGTATCAAATCGCTTTACCGCATCGCCAGTGCTAGAAGCGATAGCCGCCATAGCTTTCTGTGTGACAGCAGAAACAACACCAATAACGGCACCAGTAGCGGCCATCTTCAAGCCCATGTTTTTAAAACCACCAGAAACGCCACCAGAGGCCGTAGAGGCGGCCTTAGAGATACTATTGAGCTTCTGATTAACTCGATCAATCTCTGCCTGGAATTGCTCAGTCTGGGCCTTAATTAAGACGTTAACCTCGTCTACCGTGTGTGCCATTATTATTTCTCCTATTCAATGTGCGCATTAATGTACGCATCGAGGTCTTCAGATCTCGTAAATACCCTACTGATTGTTTCCTTGGCCATGAAAGGCGTTTTTGGATAAGTCTTAGCATGGAATGCCGCCCTTACATATAATCCAAGAGCATGGTTCATTTTGTCTTTTTCTATGATTCTATCTCTGTATCCGTCTAGACAATTTGTGAACTGTCCAATAGTTAAATCCCAGTACTCAGTAGGGTGAAGACCTATATGGAATGCTAGTTTTTCTTGGTCTCGCCAGAAATCTCGGAAGTAGGTATAGCTTCTTTCATGGCCTTCTCCATCTCCGTCTTGAGAACCTTCGAATCTACTGTTGTGCCTAAAAAACCGGCATCAGCAATTCCTGACATAACTTCGAGCATAACCTTATCAATACCGCTCTTAAATAACTCATCAAATTCTTCAGCAGTTCCACCACCAGCAATGAATAAGAATAGTAAGGAAGAGATAGATGGCTTATCTTGAAGTGAAGAGAACGCATCAAAGAAACTCATTCCTTGTTCTTTTTCTGCCTTAGCAATATTTGAAGCTTTATAGTTAAGTTGAACCATGATTTATAACCTCGATTAAATAATTTCGTTGTGTGGGATTTACCCCTCCCACAGGGGGTTTAATTAAGCAACTTTGCTAAATGTTGGCTTGCCAGATAGACGAAGAGTTAATTTAAAGCCATCGACACCATCGACAGTCTTCTCACCATAAGTGAAGTTCTTAACAAATGCCTTGTAAGCGATTTTTCGTTTACCTGGAGTTAAAATCTCCCAGTCTCGAACCATGCCGCTATCGAACAATGCACGCATCTTCTCAATTTGAGTATCGTCGTCCATGTAGCCCTCAAGGTCTTGTGATCCCCAGTCAGCAGCGCCAGAGAGGAACTCTTTTGCACCATCTGGACTATCAAGAGTAGTTACATCAATTTCTTCTTTCTCGCCAGTGATTTCGCCGATTGATGTTAAACCTTTGATAACAAGGTTGGTTGGTTCACTTCCTGCCTTAATAAGTGTTAGGGAAGTACCCATAGTTAAGCCTTTGGCCATAACTTATATTCCTTATTTGAATTTCACTGCACTGAAACGGCAGTTGGAGTGGAAAAGCGTTCCTTCTGGATTCGGAACATCCACAGAATGTACTAGTCGATAATTGATCGTTCTCATCTTAGCCTCGACTTCGCTAAGAATGCGGGATAGGTCAGTACTCTTGTTTGTGAAAATATCTATAACAACTTCAATCTCTTGTTTTGCAATCTGGTTCTCTAGGTTATATTCAGGATTATTACTACCAATCCAAAAGGTAATTACTGGAACTTTGGTAAATATGGCTTGAGAACCTTGCTGACAAGCGTATCCTAGGCTTTTTAGTGCTTTATAGACCTCTTCTTTTGGTTGATACATTATCTTCTCCCTAGACTTGCTGAGATAGCTTCTTCGATCTGCTTTTTGATATCAGCTTCTGATTCCTTGAAGCCACGATACATCGGTGCTCTTGCAGGATAACCATTGGTCTTGATGAACTTCAGTCCCTTATCGGTCTCTAGAGGATAAACCCAAGGAGTCATACGGTAGGTCATATCTTTACCTTCCGGATGAGTACCTACGGCCTCTCTACCAACACCATACTCAACATACATTGCGTACTCCGTTGGGTTCATAATGCCTCCGACAATCTCAGAACCTTTGAGTTCAGCTGGAATCGCAGTAAGAGCGCCTCGCAGTTTACCACCGTGTTCATATCTATTTACTGGAACTAAAGGTTTAGTCTTCTGTTCCAGAATTGCCGAAGCACGGTTCACGCCCCTAATAAGATTCTTGATTACTACTGACTTATCAAGTTTAGATTGAAGCTCTCGGATACCAGTAACGTTAATTGTTACGCTCGCCATTTCACCCCCGTGATAAGCTTATGTGAATCAAAGGGAAGAACTTTAGTTACTTGGTAGATCGTTTCTCCTACTTTGATTAGATCGTCTAATTCAACCTCTACAGAAGTGCTACAAGTGATACTAATATCAATCTTCTCGACAAGGCCCATTTCATTCTGGACTGCTCCGAGTTCATTGAATTTAACATTACCATTGAAGCTACGTTTAATATTTGAACTTACATCTTCCTGTTTAATAACTCCACCTTCATCGTCGACAGATTCAGTCTTGTCTAGGATATAGATGTTTTTGTCATAGAAAATGTCAGCAATGATATTCTGAGCGACCTTAGGAAACAACATTACATCTCCTGTATGGCTTTAAGATATTAGCAACCCCTCCAAATAGTTCGCTATCTGAAGCAGTGACAATGTAATTCTTAGCAATATTTGAGAATGTAATTGTTTGGCCATTATCTGAGATGGATTGGATCTTAGTTTCAGTGTTAGAACCTGCAACCTTATCTTTAGCTTCTTGAAGCAAAGATGAAACAGCTCTGACCGATATAGAAACTAATCGCTCATCATATTGAAGTTTTTTGTCAGTATCTAAATTGAGATACAAAGATAAACGATCAGCCATCTCAAGAGATAGAAAATCCACTAAATCGTTATTTTCAGTAATTGAATTAACAACTTTAAGCTTTTCTTTTAGCTTTGAAATGAACTGATCTTTATCTAACATCTTATTTTCCTTCGTTTTCTGGTTTTGCTTCAGCTTCGACCTCAGCCACTTCTTCGGCAGGAGCTTCTGCTTCTGATTTGGCTTCAGCTTCTTTCTTAGCTTTCTTTAGCTTGGCTTCAGCTTTTAAATCTGCTTCCGAGATAGGCGTATAAATCTCTGGATAAGATTCATACTGCTCGATCACTACTTCATTTGAAGTGGTTAAGATTGTGCCGTCTGCCATTCTAAACATCTTTTCCATGTTTTTCTCCTAAATTAAAGGGTTGCTACTTTGAAGATGAGGTCTGGGGTGACAGCTTTAGCACCAGTATTCACGAATAGTGATAGTGCATAGGCGTTGGAAAGAGGGATCTTCTCAGCATCATAGTCATTAACAAGAGCTAACTGACCAACAGAACCAACGCGCTGAATCATAATGTCAGCGGTTTGACGAACGGTATTGATAACACGAACACCGTGGAAGAGTTCGATTGCCTCTGCCTTAGAACCGTCATTACCTGGGATCTTATCAATAAGGTTACGGAGTTTACCATAGCCCTTAGGATTACAAGTAATTACGAGCTCAGAGCGATCCACACCATCAACCCAGTCGTTAGAGACGGTTTCTGCCTTAGCAATAAGCTCTTCGACCTTTTCTTCGATAGCAGTGACAGTTGGAGTAATAGTGACTGCAGTGGCAGCTGCTTCAGCGACACGGAAGAATTCTTTATCGAGGAAGGTAGCGACACGACCAGCGTGAGATGCAGTACGACGATTCAGAAGACCGTTGATACCACTAAGTGTAATGTCTTTTGTCTCAAGCTCTTCAACGATCTCTTTGTCGGTGTCGATATTGAGGATAACTTTACCGCTATTCTTAAGAGCAGTACCTTTATTAGCACCACGAGCGGTACCGTAGTTGTTAAGTTCTGCATCTTTGAAGCGATCGAAAGTGACTGAGCCACTGGTTGGATCACCAGAATAGTCGTTGTTCTTAATAAGTGTTGACACACACTTTGCACGGATTGCGTCAATGATAGCGCCACGGATTTCAGCTAGTTTATCTTTGGTGGTACCAGTGGTTAGAATTGATAAGGCATCTTGTGCCATTTTAATAATTCCTTGTTTTAGATAACCGCTACACCAGGATTCCCAGAGTGCGGTACAGTCGAAGATTTATCGGTAGGGGTAGCCCCTGAAGCTTTAATCTTAGCCTGAACGCCTTCCATGAGCTTTTCTTCCCAGAGGGTAGAGAAACTCTCGATATTCGCAGTCATTTTTTCCGCATCATTGTCAATTAGATAATCTGCGAAATCTGCTGGGATATTCTTTTTAGATAGCGCTAAGAGACAGTCTGATTTGCGTTCTCGCATAGTGATGCTTCTTTCACGCTCTTCAATCTCTTTCAGCTTTTCTTTTTGAGCTTCCGTTGCGCGCTCTTCTTCTGTGAGTTTGGCTTTACGCTCGTACTCTGAGAGAGCATCTGCAACTGCCTGCTTAGTCTTCTCGTCAGACTTCTTGTTAAGTTCATTAACCCGTTTCTGGATTAACTCATTAACTTGGTCTTGTGTAAAGGTAACCTGCTTTTCGCCGTTATTAGCCTCTCCTGCAGTCTGATTGGCCTGGCTATTAGATTCAGCACCGTTTTGGTTCATCATCTTCCTTTCTTTTACGTTCTTAAGGATTAACTTGAGACAAAAAACGACCAGCATTGGTCGTGGGGCTTCAAAATAAAAAAAGACCAACTATGACCTATGCAAGTCGTAGATGATCTGATCTCATTATAACATAAAGATTATAGAGATAAATATTAAATTGACAAAAAGTATATTGTGTGCTAGCATAAAACCAAGTAAGTCGACCGGTTTTGGACGTTAGACTGAGGGCTTGTACACTCTATCCTCGACTTAAACAGAGATCTCCGCCACAGGAGATCTCGTCTTTTTATCTATACATTTGTCTTTTATAAGATAAAAACTTCTTTCGACTTAAATTATAGGCAGTAACTAGATTTATTCGATTATTTGTCTTCTCAAATTCAACACCTATATAGTGATATCTTGAAGATTGTCTAACGATAGCATATCTTTTATTTCCTCTTACCGGAGTAAGATTAATAACATCTTCTCTAGATGCTGTTTGAATTAATCTAAGTATAGAAGATATTTCATGTATTCTCAAAGGTCTCGTATCATCATGTCCATTTTTACCATAACCTTTACCAGTAAAGTGTCCTGAATTATCCATATGCAATAGATAGCTTTTTAGTAATACAATTTTCGTATTTGGCTTAATCTTTAGTGCCTTTGCTGCTCTACCAGAGATAACTCCAAGCGTCTCTTCTTTTGAGCTACCACTTAAAACATTAGCAAATTTTTTAGTTATTTCATTATAATCTTCCATTTTTTCGATTAATGGAAGTAGATGTTTTCTACCTCCAATATAATCTTTCTGGCTTGTTGTTTTAGTAGTAACGCTAGGTGATATGACCGAATCATTGGAAATATTGTTAGTTGTATTGGGCTTTACGACTATAGGTTCTCGTCCTAACGTTCCATTCTCAATACGTTTTAGCCACTCACCATAAGGAACATTGTCCACATATTCATTCTCGCCATTCTCGTTTCTTGCAACCCTAATAGCAGACTCGTATTCTTCGCCAAGATAAGCAGAAACTGTAGAGCGACAGTTCGGATGAAGAGGAGGTAGATTCTCACCCGCTTTAGCATCCTCAACATTGTAGACTTTTTTGTCATGTACTCTACAAATATCTGAAGTTCTTGAGTCTAATGTTGCAATGAATTTGTATTTTTTAATCCCCATTTCTTTCAGGGCTTCAATCTCTGCCTGATTCTGAAAGTAGCATGTCTCGGTCTGAACTAGTCTTGTAGCCTCATATTGTGTAACCCCAAACCTCTCTCTGATTCCTCTTGCAGTTTTTGAATAACTCTCACCTCTTGCAATAGCAGAGCCTATAACTTCTTTCAGAGTATCAGCCAATTTATCTGTATTCTTCCAAATCCTCTCTGAATAATTACCACCTAAGAATTTAGTATTAAGAACTTGGTTGACTGCTCGATTATCTAACTTAGAAAAAGCAGGGTTAACCTTAAGCCCTACGCCAGTATCGTAGATAGTTCTATAGTAAGCATTCTTTATCGTCTCTCTGTGAGCTTTAGCCTCAATTTGTTGATGTTTTAGGCTAGCTTTCTTACTTTCTGCCCAACAGTCGGCATAGAGATATTCAAGCCTTGTCATACGGGCCTTGTAGTTATCTGGAAGATATTCAGATAGTCCAGCCTTCTTCATTTCTCGATGAAAACGTTCTAGGTCGCCATTCGGGATAATAACTCTTAGTTTCTCTTGGTCGAATCCCTCATCGTCTTTGTAGTAGTTTTTATATAAATTCTTAATATCCTCAACGATCTTTATTTTTGCATCATCGTAAACCGTGTGAATATCCTCTAGATAGGGAACAGAAAGCTTCTCGGCCTCATCTAGCCGATCTTCGGCACGCTCTCGCCAATACTCATCAGAAGGCAACCCACGACGATTCTTCATTTTTAATCCTCGTCGTCATTTGCATTACTCTTGTCTACGTTAGGTAATCCCGTCGCATAATTGTCATTAAATTCAGGCTTATTTTCTTCTTTTGCAAGCTCCACGGTCTCTTTGGCATCGTTTACGAACGATAGTTGAGCTACGAGGGTTTCTTTATCTACCAAGCCAACAAGGTTGTTGATCATTTGAGACTGTTCATAGTCATTTTGTGGCAATGCACGCTTAAACACAACATCCACATCAGCGGGGCTGATTAAGCTCATATTGTTATTGAGATTAAAGAATCGGTTATAAATCCTGAACCTATCGATTAAGGCATTCTCGAAGTAGCGCTCCTTATCTTTAATGTGCTGCTCAAACGCGAGGAGTTTATAGAGCAAAGCTACGCCAGAAGAATTACCAGCGAAGTTCTGGTCGCTCATGTCTGGCGTCATAGAGATTTTATGGATGTCAGAGAGGAGAGAGGACCTTAAAACATCAGCGTCGGCTTCATTGATATTCTTAACGATATATTCGACCTTAGCGTCAGCAGGGATTCCTGCAAGCGTTCTGGACTCTTTCAGAGCGATTCGTTGCTCTTTTGTAAGGTTCATGCCATAAAATGCAAGAATGGCGTCTACCAAACGCTCACGATCGATTACGCGGTCAGATTGCAAGATATTATAAGCGTCGAGTAGAGAAATAACAGGCTCAAAATCACCCATACGGTCTGAGCTATTCATGTATTCAATCACTGGCACTTCACCATAGCCATGCATAAAATCTTCAATCTCTGGTACTTGGAATAAGTGGCCGTCTTTAAGGCGTCGCTCCATACAAAGTTCTGAGGTTAAAATGGTAACATCAAACTCATTCTCAAGTTGTTTACCTTTATCATCGAATACTGGGTTATAGATAATGGCAAACAGCTTATTGTGCTGAACGCTATTATCATAAGCTAGGATGATGTTGCTTGGATTAATACGAGTAGACCATGGCTCTGCTAACTCGTTTGTGTAAACACGCTCGAAGGCATGACCATAGACTGAGACATCCGTTGCAAGCTCTACGTCAAGATTAGAGATAGTCTGCTTCTTGTAGTTATCAACGATTAAATCGATATTAAGTCCCTCAGAGACTAAATATTGCACAGGATTGCCTAAGAGATAACCCACATTAGTCTTTGTGATATACCTAGCGTTATTAGCCACAACTTTAACTTCATGCGGTGCCGGTCTTGAGGTTACGTTTACCGAAGAGAAGTAATCTTTCAGGGTATTGTAATATCTTACCTGTTCCTTACGAGCCAATGAGGTTAATAAATTATTGATAATTTCATCCGTTGGTTGTGTTCCTCTCGCGAGAGTGCATTGTTTGATTATAGGCATTTATCCTCCTTACCTTTCAAAAACCGAACTTCGGTTATATCTAGAGCCATAAAGCTCTGAATCGCTCAAAATCTGAACTTCCATTCCACTAGTAGTCTGCTCATAGATTGAAGCTAAAACATCCACAGCATCATCATGTGCGTTCTTACCTTTACGCTGGTAGCTCATCACCTGCTTGTAAAATTCAGGGAAGCGTGTCTTCCAATTAGGCGGCATGTAAATATGGTTCTGAACCCATGCCGAGCTTGCCAGGATACGAGACTCCTTATTATGGGTCTGAGGCACGGTATTAATTATCGTGCGATTTGAGCCGTATTTGTCGAGCAATAGTCTCTCTACATTCCTAGCGAAGCCCCTACCGCCGTTATTGGATTCGATCGAGCATTCCTGAACCGCTCCAGTGTGCAATAACTCAGCAACCTTTGGTTCTGTAACCTCCATGGCTTCATCTGAGAAGTAGAGATCTAAAATATAAGCTTCTTTCTCAAAAATCACATAGTTAATCGAACATAAGAAGTCAGTGCCAGTGTCTGCGGTATCTGTATAATTGAGGATTCGACCTTCTGGAGTTTTCTCCCACTCCTTAAACTCTTTATAGAGTCGACCTTTCACATCGATTGGGGTTTGATTATAGTTGGCCTCAAAGATGTCGACATTCATTTCACGCTTGATGAGATTCATGTCTTTTTCGCTCAAGATGTCTTCACAGAGCATTTCACCCTTGTCATTCTGAACTCGATATTTAATGATTTCGCATTCGTCAGCAAATGCATCCATAATACGTCCAGCTAAGTCTCTCGAAGACCAACGAGTCATGATGATAATGCACTTCTTCTGACCTTCAAGGCGTGATAGCATAGTGTTTACGAACCATTGATAAGTATTATCTAGTGCCGTCTCGTTGTATGCTTCCTCAGCGGATTTAATAAGGTCATCACAGATAAGATAATCACAACCAAAACCAGTAGCTGTACCGTTCGGAGAAGTGGCTAAGTATGAGATCTGACTCTGCCCGTCTATAGTCCATTTCTTAGCACTTGCATCACCATACTTAACCTTAGTCTTAGGGAACATGTCGGAAAAAACGACACGTTCACCCATCTTCTCTGTCTGAATAGTATTTCTGACATTCTTAGAAAACACACTAGCAACATCCTCGTTGTATGAAGCCGTCATGACTCGACTAGCTGGATTACGTCCGAGAAGCCATGCCGTGAGACATTGAGCCGTGAGTGACTTGCCATGACGCGGTGGCGCGTTAATGATGAGAAAACGCTTATCTCTATTATTAATAAAGTTTTCCACAGATTCACAGAATTCTTTAAGATATGGACGCTCATCTTTATAAAAATTAGGGAACAATACCTGGCAAAAATCGTAAAGATGACGCCTCGCAAGCTCTAGCTTAGCACCTAACTTGATTATTTCTTCTCTTGTCATTTCGCAAGCTTCCTTAATTCCTCTTCGGATAAGTTCTCAAATGGATTGAAGATTTCTTTCTCCGAAACATCTTTAGTCTCAGTTGGATCATAATTACCATTGAGCTTAATAAGCTTATCAGCGGCCTCTACACACTTCGGGTGGTCTGGGTCGCTAGCAATAGCGATTAAGTTATTAATCACATTAAGTACGAGATTTGGATCATTGGAAGCACGGATCTTCACCTGGTGGCGAAAAGACATGTCTTCTGTCGGGCGACCACCATTATTACCAACAGAAAGTTTATTTCCTTTGGAGAAAGTCCCGTCCGAGTTCCGTCCGACTTGTGCAGCCTTCTTTTTACCAACAGAAGCCTTAGTAGTCTTTTTCTTGACCACCTTTTTAACCTCTTTTTTAGAGCTTAGGTTCTTCTGTCTAACTATTGGCATTTATTAATCTCTAATTTTCTTTTGGAGTTTCTTCGGTTTCAGCTCCAGGTTCAACTGGAGTATGTTCTTCCTCTGGAGCAATAACAGGCTCTTCAGAGTTTTCCACAGGCTTCTCTTCAGCGTGAGTCTCTTCACTGGCTCCGACATGGTTGTCGGCATCTTCTGTGCTGTGTTCTTCTACTGGCGAATATTCAATAACCTCTTCTGGATGTTCAGATTCTTCATGTGCTTCTGATCCATCAGTAGCTTCATCGTGTTTTTCTTCAGGGCCTTCAGGATGTTCTGGCTCAGAAAGCTCTCCAGGTGTTTCTGGGGATTCTTCAGCAGTATTTGAGTTTTCTACAGTTTCATCTTTGACCTCTGCTCCCTTAAGTACAAACACGATCGGATCGCCAAAAATAACTTTGTGACACTTACCATTTACGAATTCATCCGTGATGTCAAAATCTAACCCATAAAAATCAACAATTACGCGACCATTCTGATCTCTCTCAACCTGTATTTCATATTCCATTTT